AGTGCCGCTGCCATGACTACCCCTTAAGACCGTAGATTGAGAAACGCGACCCGGACACGAACGAGCCGGATGTGGCGTTGAATTGTATTTCGGTGACGGCTGCGGTTGAATACCACGCGCCCGACGACATTTGAACCGCGCTGCCGGTGGATGATACGCCGGCAAGCAAGCGGATTGTCTTGTTCTTTGACGTCGAACTAAAGTCGAGCAAGTCGAGAACTGCCGCGCCGAACGCGTTAGCGGTGTCGCTGTTTGACGAGATTGCCCCGGCAAGGAATGAAGTTTGCGACGTGCTAGCAAAAGATGAGACCGAAGCCCCGTCGCCGTAGAGTCGGTGATGTGAGTAGTTCGAACCGGTGTCTGTGTTTAGTCGTGCCGACACGTTGTTAGGGCCACTAATGCCTCGGTTGTCTCGTGCGACGTAACGGATTTGTAGGTGCTTGTAAGCGGCTGCCGATGTGCCTAGCCCTGAGAATGTTACCGAAGCGGCCGATGAAGATAGAACCGTCGTAGTAATTAGTTCGTAATCGGCAGGTGCGGCACCCCCCGCCGAGGCAAGTATTCCCAAAGGCAACAACACGTTAGGCTCCTAGATTACCGACGAGCCAGTAAACGCCCGAAGCAACACACTCGACCGAAACGCCCGCGTATTGCTTAGCGGTCTTTAGGTTGCCGTCTGCGCTGTTTAGGGTTACGCCTGATCCTGCGGCAAAAGTAACCTGACCTGAACCATACTGAGCGAAGTCGATTCTCTGACCTGCGGTAAGCACGTTGTCGATAGTGATAGTGATAGCCGATGAGGTCGAGCGAATGAGCGAGTAAGCGTCGCCGGCCACGATTGAATAGTTGGCGGTCTTGTCGCTGATAGTCTGCGCCTGAGCCGGGACAAGGTCTGCCCATGCTGAACCGGTGTAGTAAGAGAACTTGTTAGAATCCTCAAGCCAGGTGAGCATACCCTCGGTCGGGGTAGCAATAGCAGACGTACGAGCTGTAGCAGACGCAAACGTCATAACACTCTGATCCATAAGATAAGTGTTGATGTCGCTGGCTGGTAGCGGGTAGCCGTTTAGAAAGTTCTTTCTAGGCATGATTTAAAACTCTTTCCATAGTTCTAGTGTAGTAGTCCAGTTGTCAACGTCTATTGAATGACTAACTTTGGTAATCGTGTAATAGTCGTCGATGTTTAGCGGGGAGCGAGCATACTTCACGCCGACAAGGTTGCCAGGAGTAAAGAACGCCGCGTTGGTGAGGGTGCCAGTACGATCAACGGCTGGGGTAGACACTTCGTTTACCAGTTTCGTTGGTGACTGAGCAAACACTTCATCTGCCCATTTCACTAGCTGCCCGTCCGGGGTGGTGTTGATTGATACGTCAAGAGCAAAGATTCCATAAAGGTCAATGCTGTCCTGATTTGTTTTGACAACGTATTCGCTGTCGTCATTCTTGTTTGCTACACGCAAGGAGTTGAATACGACGTCCGAGTCTGCGCGAACTTGAATGTCTGACATACAAAGGTGATAAGCGTCCCCGTGGTTGTTGCCAATGGTGTAGGTTCCCTCTGGCGCGGTGGTCACAATGCTAGGTCGTGGAATGACGACAACTTCTTCGGTTGGCGGGTCAACCCATAGGACGCCTAGACCGGTTTCGATTGCGTCGTTAATAAACTTGTTGATGATGACGTCGGTCTCTGTGGTTGTTGGCATTTTGTGATTGAGCGCAACTGAATCAGCAGACATAGCGTAACCGGCCGCTTCTACCGCGGTCGTGATTGCTTCGAGCGGTGTGACGTGTTCCCCGCCATGGAAGCCCGAAGTGTCGTATTCTGCGACTCGTGTGTTCATGATTCGCTTGTGAGCGTCGAACGCCTTAATCGTTACTGTGTTCCAGTTATTGCCCTGCGACCCGTAGGTGACGTTAATGGTGTCAATGTAGCCGTTGAACAGGTAGCCGTCTGTAATGCCGTTGTCGACGCGTACACGGATTCTGGCACCCGGTCTAACCGACTTGTTTACGCTCGGGTCGTAGTCGAAAGTCTGTAGAGCGATAGTTGCTTCGCCCGATTCCGGCTGGAAGTAAAGAGACGACTGAATACTTCCACCCAGGCTAGTGTCCACCTTGACAGTTACGGCCTCGAATGGTTGCCAGGCGAATCCTGGAAGAGTCTCGTCGCTTAAGACGTCCTCACCACCGATAAGACTCTCGCCGATAATAAAAGCAGTTGATGATCCTAATACGTCGTCGCCACCGAGCAAAGACAAACCAATAAGAAACAAGTTATCTGCCTCGAACGGCAGGAACATCTCGACCTTTAGGTGTTGCGCTATGTCAAAGTTAGCGATTGTAGTCATTAGCGAAGTGCCTGCGCTAGAGTCGTGCCGGTCGACTTTTGGTAAGCAGATACGGTGTCAATGATTGTCTTAGCGGTTACTGCCTGCGTCACGTTTACGGTGATACCAGACGAAGTTTTAGTTGGAGTCAGCAAGTTAGAACTTGCGACTGGAGACTTAGCTAGGTTTGCCATGTAAGCGGCGTAACGCTGCGGTGACGCCGTTGCGCTAGGAATACCATTACCAGTACCAGAAGCCCCAGAAGTGCCAGCCTGTGCCGCTGAACCGCCGAGAGATAGAACTCCGCCGACTGCTCCAGCAACTCCAAGACCTAAACCGATTGGTGCTAGTTTTCCAGCGACTCCGGCTCCGCCTCCTGCGCCAAGTAGTGACGCGGCTCCTGCGATAGCTGCGTAAGCCTGAGCGGCTGTTGTAGCGATTTTCCACGCAGTAGTTACGGCACCGATACCGGCAGCGAGCGGGAGCAACCAATTCTTGTTGGCAACTGCCCATTTAGCGACTGCGATTCCGTCCGTAATGATTTGAACAAGTGCGTCGCTGATAAGTTCGAGTGCTTTAGTCCCTCCAGGTGAAGCCAACCAAGTCGACAACTTGCCAAGAGCAGGAAGCAAAGCCATACCGACTTTTTCTTGTAGGTCAGCAAAGATTGCTGTCATTCTCATGTAAGGGTCTGTGTCAGCTGCGGTTTTGGCTGCGCCAGCAGTTGCGGCCGCTAGATCGTTGATTGCGTCCTTTGAGCCCTTGAGCGACGGCATAAGTTTGATAAGCGCTGTGTCTGAACCGTTGAACGACTTGCCCATAGCCAAAGTAACGGCTTCAAGAGACTTGCCAGTGGCGGCAGAAGCGTCAAGCGCAATAGCCATAAGTTTGTTGGCGGAAGTTACATCGCCGGTCGAACGAATGAGAGTGGCGTAAGCCGGGCGAAGTTGGTCGTCAAGGACGCCGAACTGGGTCTGCCACTTAGAGATAGACTTCTCAACCGAAGCGATTTGGTCTTTGTTTGCCCCGGTAGTGTTCTCTAGCTGCTTTGCTAGAATGGCCTGGGCTTTGCTGTCTTCTACGGCCGCTTTAGTAGCGTCTGTGAGTTCACGGGTGATAAAAGCGAATGAGAGACCGACCCCGATTGAAGCAAACGCAGATTTAGCCGACTTGCTAAAGCCTGTAATCTTCTTGTTCAACTTAGAGAGTTCGGACTGCGAACCCTGAGTCGCTTTGGTAAGGTTTCTAAATTCGCCAAGGATTTCGACGTTCAAGACTAGCGACATGGCTAACCGTTCCTCTCCTCTAGCACTTCACAGAACTTTGCGAATTCTGCGACTGTTAGTTTCCTATACTGCTCCGGGCTCATCCCTGTCGCTAAACAGAAATAAACCATTCTCTCTATTCGGTCGTTAGACCTTTTGGGTCTCCGATGAAACCCTCCAGGAACTCGTTGATCTGGTGGATGTTCATGTTGCCGAACTTTTCCAACTTAGAGTCTGGGTTGTTGCGCTTGTCTAGAATCCAGCAAAGAGCCTTAGTGGCCTTGCCGAGTCCTAAACCCTTTTCAAACACGTCCTCGAATGACCGTCCCGTTAGTAGGTTCAGCTGTTCGATTTCATCCATGGTCAAAATGTCGACTACGGTTGTGCTTGCCATTTGTTACTCCTCTGTGCCTGTGGTTGTGTGCTTCGCTATTAGTTTATCGATTTGCGCGTAATAGTTGTTAAAGACCTCGGTGCGTGTAACGCCTAGAGCCTTAGCAAAGAATGGGTTAGGGCGAATGTGACGCTTGAACCAACCCCAATGGATCGGGTTAGCGTACGGCACCTTGCCGCTATTACCTGCGCTAATTGAAACCTTGTTCAGTGCTTTCGAGACGCGAATAGTGTCTCTTAGCGTCCCAGTGCGAACCGGCACTAAAGTCCGGGCTTCGGCGGCTACTAACTCTCCAGCTGCGGTTCCTGCGGCTTTGATTTCCGCGTCGGGAACCCCGATTGCTTGAAGTGCTTTGATACCTGCCTTATAGCCTTTGACCTTAATGCCGGACGCGTTGGACATTACTAAGCGGTGGTGTCGATTTCGACGCCGTAGTAGATGTGGCTTGCTGGGGTGTGAACTGCGTTGTCTACGGTTAGTTCAACTGAGAACTTGACGGTCTCGTTTGAAGTTAGCGAGAGCGGTGGCAACTGGTCGAATACGACAGTTCCCTTGTAGTGTGGCTGGTCTGACGACGGTGAAGCGTTGCCGTTAGGAGCGACGGTGAATGCAACCTTGGTGCCAAAGTTAGCCCATAGAACCTGGTATAGAGAGTCGCTGTCGCCAGAGGTAATACCCTCTAGAGTCAACTTCCACTCGCCACCAACGCGAACCTCGCAGAAGGTCTGAACGTCGCCAGGAGCGTCGTCTAGGGTCAGTTCAACCATAGTTGCGTCGCAAGCATAGTCGGTCGAACCGATTTTGAATAGGATGTTTTGCGCCTTGACGCGGGTTGAAGCGGCCATTTCGACTGCCCTTTCTTAGATTGTTATTTCAAGTTCTAGCGGCACGTTGATCGCTAGATACTCGGCGTTGTTAGTTTGTAGGTTGTATGGCGCACCCGTCGGCAACATTCTTGCGTATGGCGGGAGAGCATTTACAACGTCAGCAAGTAGTTCGTCTAGTTTTTCCGTCGACTGCTTGTTAGTAGCCGTAGCTGCTATCAGGACAAGTTCGACGTTTAGGTAATACTCGTTGGCTAGGTCTGACACTGCCAGGTATGGGGTGCGAGCGTTGATGATAACGATTGGCGGGGTAATGCGTTCTGGAACATAGTCCGAAACCTTTAGCCCAGCCGCCTCTAGATCAAGTTTTAGTTCGACCTTTGAAAGCGTAATCTCGTTAGTCATTAGACGGCCGCTCCAACATAGCGAAGCAATAGCGGGTAAACAGCGTTTAGCGGGTCTTTAGCCACTCGGACAGGGTTGCCGTCGAATGACGCGAACTGCGCTACGCCGTTAGGTGCGCTGCGACGGTGGAAGAGTTCCGACGACGTGATAAGCGTCGCCTGGTCTTTGATTGCGACCGGCACGGTTGTGACCGCCCCGATGTAACTCTCGACCAAAGCAAGGCCAGCGGTGAGACACTCCTGGGGGAAGTCAGTCTCATCGGTGCCGACGTATGCTTGGAACTCTCCCAACGTAACAGACATGATTCGTCTACTAAGCGGTGATGTCTAGCTTGACGATTGCCGAAGCGAATGGCACGGTGATTGCCGCGTAACCGTAAACCGAGATTGAGTCGGTCAGGGTGGTTACGTCGCCGTCGGTTA